AGCTGCGTTTGGTCGGACTAAAACAAAGTCACCTTGTTTGCACCATGGGCCAGTCGGGAATTTTTTATCGTCCTTATAGCTATCAGGTCCAAGGGCTACTACGAATAGTACTGTAGTTAAGATTTCTTCGTTTCTTACAGTTTCATCAGCTTTCAATAATCCGCTTTCGTACTCTTTTTCCATTTCTGGTATTGCGCAAAGAATATGGTAGCCAGATGGTTTTGGAAGTTGTGTTGCTTTGTCATCAGCATTTTCTACATCTACGTCTTTCTGTCTTGCTTTAGCTTTTAACCCCGAAAGGTCAATTGCTTGAGCCAAGTTTAGTTCACTCATCAGAGTTCTCCATTGTTTTGTTGAGGTCTACGATAATTCCACATGCAGCCTCGAGACCACGCAGCTGACCACATATGTATTTGTATTCTTCGAACGTGTTGCAATTACCTCGTGTTAACGCTTCGGAAAGCATTGATATTCGGTCCCTGTATTCGTTTAAAAGAATTTCAAAGGTTTTGTCCATTATTCACCTTTCTTAGGTTTTGGTTTGTTTTGTGCGGCTTGTTCCGCTATTTTTTGCTGTACGCTTTGACGCATTTGTTCTAGTTTGTGTTGGCTGTCTATGTTTGTCCTATGTTTATACATATCCATGCCTACTTTTACACCCTCAGATTCTTTGGCGTGTTCTGTTCTTTGGCTTTCTTGGCGAGACTTAATGGCTAATTGAGCACCGGATGTTTCTTGTTGAGCGTCGATACGTTCACGTTCTACTTGAAGCTGTGCCTGTTTAATCATAAAGTCGTCTTGGTCTTTCTTAGTTTTACGTTGTAAATCTTGAGCTTTAAGTTGCAATTCTTGTTGCTGCATCTGAACAATTGGGTCCTGAGCTACTTGTTGATTCTGTTGCTGTTGAACCTGTTGTTGGTTTTGTTGCAATAGTTGTTTAGCTGCTTGTGCTGACATTTGAGCAATGCGAGCTTCCATTTCCACTGGGATAGAAGAATCGTTCTCTTCCATAGACTCGTAGTTAGGTAACTCTGTACCAATCATGCCTTCAATCTGTTTGCGGTATTCAAAGCCCAAATGCTCCATAACGTGGGCAGACATAGCCGCTTGTAGTTGTTGAGCTAGTTGTGGGTTTTGACCTACTAATTGTTGTACATGAGGGTCTTGTATCATAGACATATGCACTGCAACGTGAGCTTGGTGGTCTTGGTGTAAGAACGCCTTGACTGGTTTGCTCTTAAGAATGTCTTGGTTCTCAGTAACAGGGTCACGAGGTTTAATGTCATCATCAATAGGTACAAGCTTCTGATAGTTCTTAATACCTAGTACTTCTAGCATCTGACGGTGCAGTAGAGGTAGGTCGTATAACTGTGGAGCTGACTGAGCTAGTTGTAGCGCTGCTTGGTATTGAACTACCTTTTGCGCCATTGTAGCTGCATTGGGGTCAGACACTGGAATAACTGTAACCATGTCATAGTCAGACTGTTTAGCACGGCGTGAACCTTCTTCTGGTTCATAGCTATACTCTTCTGGCGTATAGTCACGAATAATATCTTTTAGAAGTTTAAACTCTTGTTTCATTGAGTAATGAATACGCGCTTGGATAGCACTCATCATTTTCAAAGTACGTTCTAGAACCGCTAGAGTTGTGCCCACTGGAGACTGAGCGGACATATCGGACATTTGCAAATCAGCTGCGCCAGCAAACTTACGGCCTTCTTCAATGATTTGACCCAATAGACCCATAAGAACTTGTGAAGGCTCTTTGTATGGTAGAGGCATGATGTTATCGCGCATACTACCTGATGGTACGTCTACATCACGGAATTCACCTGGGGCAATCGGAGTATCATCTCCTTTTACACGTAAGCCGCGAGTTTTAAAGCCACCCGGTAAGTTAGAGAGTGTACCTGCATCAACCAACTGGCGGATAAGAGAAGTACCAGACTTAGCAAAAGCACCGATAAGATGGATAAGACCAAAACAGTAGAAACCAAAGCCAGGAACATAGCCGTAATGAACGAAATGATTGCGTTTTTGATGTAGTTCATCGTCAGGCCTCCAGTTGCGGCGAATAGCTAATATAGTAGTAGTGCCTTTTTCTATAGTAACGATATATGGAAGCGCAATGCCTGTAGGTTCGCCGTCTTCGTCTGTATGCTCGTCACCTTCTAGTACTAGGTTTACATGCATCTCTAATAACTTAAAGCGGTCATCAGTAGTAGCGCGGAAGCCTAACTTCTCAGCAATCTTCTTCTCTACTTCGTCCATAACCATTGCTGGTTCGCCTAAATCAACGTCGCGGTAGAAGCCTTCATGCTGCAGACGAGTAATCTCGTTTGATGATTTGCGCATAACATGGGTAATACGCTCTGCTGACTCTAGACTTGACGCACCGTAAGGAACAACAACGTCCTCAGCTGGTACATACATAGATACTTGACGGGCAATAGCTGGGTCGTAATATACTTTCTTGAACGCGTTACCTGCTAGACCTAGGCCCCACAACATACGCTCGTGCTCAGGGCGGTATTCCTTCATCACGTCTGTAAGCTGATAGTTCATGTCGTCTTGAACTCGTTGAGCAGCGTTTTTCTTCTCTTGCGTCTCTTTCCCTATGATTTGAGTCTTAACTGGACCCATAGCTGGAAAAGTCTCCATCATTGTCTCTGCCTGAAACTTAACAACAGCTTCACTTAAGAGAGGATGGTACACACCACAGGCACCTTCCCATGGCTCGGAACGCTCTTCAATCTTTAATCCTAATAACTCTAGACCGTCTACGTATGTCTGTATCCAATCTTTTCTAGCTGACACATCATTCTCGAAGTCACCAATAAGCTCTGAAGCCAACGTAGCTAATACGCGGTCATCTATTACTTCAGCTAAGTTTTGGTCGAAGCCACCGTCGTCCTCGGTTTCTTCTATAGTAAGGATAGGTTCACCATCCACGCCAATAGTGACGCTTTCTGGGTCTTCAATCTCAATCTCTAGCCCAGGACCTTGCTGCATCAGAGGGTCTAATTGGTCAAGCCCTTGGGGAGCCTGTGATAAGCTTTTATCTATTGCCATGGTATTTTCCTATTAATTAGTAGTACGCTTTCTTTTTTGAATATTTATAAAATATATCATCGTCTGCTTCGTCGCTTGGAAGCTTAATAAACCCTCCTTGCCTAAACCGAAGTAAGGCAAGTGTAGTCGAGTCGACTAAGTCATCGTTAGTACCACTAGGAAAGTCGTTACATTCTTCTATAACTTCCTTAGCCCATCTATGTTCTGGGGCCCAAACAATACCTGAAGCAAATAAATCCGATATAGCATTGACACGAGAGATTTTATCTTGTCCCTTACCAGGTGTAAACTCTCCTGCCGGTATCCCCATACGCCTTAATTCTTGGTATAACGCTGCTCCGTTAGACTTTTTCTCTACCATAAAGGCGTCTGGCTGCCATTCTTTATATTCTTCTAGTACTAATTTCTTTAATTCAGGGAATTCTAGTCGTTTTTTAATAGCATTGAGTAGTATTATATTATAGTTATTAGATTCTTCATTGAAAAATACTCCCCACGTCGTTAATGCGTTATAGTCGGCCCTATTATTGGTCTCTTGAGCGGCATCTAGTGACATAATTATGAATTCACAGCTGGGAGCCATGTCTTTATCCCAAACTTGCCACCATTCTCGCTTAATAAGCGCGCCTTCTTCCGAAACGGGGTTTTGTAAGTACTGTGCATTCCAATAACGGATGTCCAACGCGGCTTTTTTAGCCAATAACTCCTCAACGTCCCAAAACTCAGGCCAAAGTGCGGTGCCGTCATCCTTAATTGCTGGAAACTCTACTACCTCCCACCTATCTACATCGTCACTTCGGTCCATCTGAGCCACAATCTGCCCAGTCAGGTCCAGTTTAGACCACCTAGTCATCACTACAATTATCGCACCGCCTGGCATAAGACGCTGTAAAGGACCAGATTGAAACCATTCCCAAGCAGGAAGAAAAACATCTGGACGCCCGGTCTTAGCTTCCTGTTCAGAATGAGGGTCATCAATGATAAAAAGGTCAGCGCCTCGCCCAGCAAGAGCGCCGCCAACACCAATAGCAAAGTATTCCCCATTAAAGTTCGTTCCCCATCGTGAAGCCGATTTACTGTCGCTTTGTAACTCAATCTGCGGAAACACATCCTTGTATGCATCCGAGCCCACCAAGTTACGAACGCGCCGACCGAAGTTAACTGCCAAGTCCGCCGTGTGGGAGCCCATGATAATCTTTTTAGCTGGAAACTTCCCTAAGAACCATGCGGGTGCCAAATACGAAATCAACTCACTCTTCCCATGGCGTGGAGCAATGTTAACTATGACCCGTTTTTTCTCGCCTCGAGCTATCGCTTCGAAAATCTCTATCAACTTCAGGTGATGCGGACCTACTTTATAGCCCGGATACACATGTTTTATAAACTCCAAGAACGACATCTGGCTAACTTCTTGATTTAAAAAGCTTTCTTGCTGCTTTAACAGAGTTAGCGTTTTCTCGGCCTGTGCCTTCGGCATGAAGGGTATGGCCTCCCTCAGTTTAAAGATATCTTCTTGTGTCAGTCTCCGCATGGCCTATGTGGTTAGTCTCGTTATATTATTTCTTAGATGACTGTATTGTGTGTGGTGTGAGAGGTTTCGTGGGTAATATCGCGCGCTTCGGCATCGATTATGCGACTTTGAATTTTATCTAGTGTAGCAAGTAGCTCTGCTTCAACTTCTTCTTTACTCATTATCTTATGAGTTACCTCAGTACGTTTCTTAAAGGCATCGACTCCATCTACTTCACCAAGTTTGCTTAGTGCGGTTAGTTTTACTTTGGGGTCCTTTGCCATCTCGTACTCTTTAATAAGGTTGTTAACCACGTAAAGCTTTAAATCAGCTAGGTCATCTACGATAGCCAC